AGTAATTTAATAGCTAGTAATTTGAGTACTAGTAATATAACTGCATTAGGATTAATTAACACAACAAGTAATATTTTTACAACAGGTAATATAACAGCAAATGGTGCTTCATCAACTTTAACAGCAAGTAATTTAATAGCTAGTAATTTGAGTACGAGTAATATAACTGCATTAGGATTAATTAACACAACAAGTAATATTTTTACAACAGGAAATATAACTGCTAATGGTGCTTCATCAACTCTAACAGCAAGTAATTTAATAGCAAGCAATTTAACAACTACTAATATAACAGGAACAGGTTTAATACAAACAACAAGTAATATATTTTTATCAGGAAATATTACAGCGAATGGTACTTCATCAACTCTAACAGCTAGTAATTTAATAGCAAGCAACTTGACAACTAGTAATATAACTGCCAGTGGTTTAATTAATACAACTAGTAATATTTTTACAACAGGTAATATAACAGCAAATGGTGCTTCATCAACTTTAACAGCAAGTAATTTAATAACAAGTAATTTAAAAACATCAAATATTACAGCAACAGGTTTAATACAAACAACTAGTAATATTCTTCTTTCAGGTGATATAAATGTAAACGGAGCTTCATCAACCTTAACAGCAAGTAATTTAATAACAAGCAACTTGACAACAAGTAATATAACAGCAACAGGTTTAATACAAACGACTAGTAATATTTTTACATCTGGTTATATTAATATAACAGGGTCTGGCGGTTTAACAACAACAACTAATTATGGTTCAACTATTAATACAGGTGTATTATATTGGGGCGCTGCTGGAAATACATATCCAATAGTAATAGCAAGTAATTTAACATCGGGACAAGCTCAATTGAGTTTACAATGTGCTTCCTATGTAGCAGCAAAAGGATATATTTCATCAAGTGATAAAAGAATAAAAAATAATATTAGTAATATTGAAAATTCAATAAATATAATTAATAATTTATATCCAAAACAATATAATTTAATAGAAACAAATGAAAATAAATATGGATTTATAGCACAAGAAGTTGAAAAAATATGCCCTAATATTGTTTCATTATCATCTGGGATTATTCCTAATATTTTTAGAATAGGTTTATATAAAAATAATATAATAACATTTGATAATTTTGATAGTATTATATTAAAACCAAACGATGTATTAAAAATAATTGATAAAAATAAATATAATAATGGTAATGAATTTAATATTATTAATATAATTGATAATAATAATTTTATTATTGATAAAGAATTGACAAGTGAAGATATTTTTATAATAGGCATAAAAATAAATGACTTTAAGTCAGTTGATTATAATATGATAACAACATTAAATACAAAAGCGATTCAAGAATTATATATTGAAATTGAAAAAATAAAAAAAATGATTAATATGTAAATATTATTTTAGTATGTTTTTAACAGAACAACTTGCAGATGCAATTAATAATATTATTGAAATTGCATTAAATAATAATGGTATTATATGGGGATCATATATTCAAAATATGTTATTAAATAAACATTATTCAAATATATTTTATGATTTAAATCTTTCATTTGACAATTTCTGGGATGTAAATTACAATATTGAAACATTAGATAGAATTAGTATTGATGATGTTATTAATATACATTTCAACAATTTAAAAGATTTTCAAGAAATGTTAAATATTATGCAAAAAAATAAAATAAAATATTTTACTCATAAACATAGTCGTGATATAAGAATATTTGACATTATTGATATCAGAATTGATATCAATAAAACTGAATTGCCTCCATATAAAACACCATTATTTTTATCTCATTGTCTAATTATGTATAAAAATTTAGACACAAATGAAAAAAATATAGAATTATCTAATAATACTGGTTTAAATTATGATTATATACCATACAAAGATAGGCATATTATTAAAGACAATATTATTAAAGATATTTATAATAAAAAAACTATTTATCTTTTAATTGAAATTGAATTAATATTTGAATATATTAAAAATGGATGGAATATATTTAATATGCCTTATACAATTATTAAAAAAGGTAATAATATAAAAAAATTTGAAAAAATTACTTGTTTATTCTGTTTAGAAGAATTATTTAATGATAAAGAAGAAATTATTGATGATTTAGCAATTATTTATGAAAGCTATATTGACAATCCAGATAAAAATTATTATCCTATTCATAATAAATGTATAATGGAATATATATTATTTAAATTAGATAGAGATTTTACATTAACAAGTTTTAAATGCCCGTATAGATTTACAATTGATTTTGACAATAATAAATATCTTTTAAATTATGATTATTATAAATTAAACATCAATAAGAAAAAAATATATGTATGCTAATATTTAATATGAATAGTATAATTATAAAAAAAAATAATTGTTTATTTTTAGAAGACTAACTATGTCAAATAGTAATATAGTAATTGTAATATTTTTTATTATCTTATTTATATTAATTTTGGTTATATTACACAATTATATATTAAATAATATAATACTAAAATCGAAGAAGAAGACAATTGAAAATTTTTTAAGTGAATATGTTATACGTAAACCAGATAGAGGAACTTATTTTGGTCCTAAAACTATTGAAACCGATAAAAGTATTACTGACAATATTGTATATTCATACAATTTATTTAATTCAGCTATTTATAATAAAGATGATGCTAATTATAAATATTATATATTTTCATCATATAATTATTTTGATCCATCGGATAATATATTTGACGTATTAAATGAAACAAATGTTAAATCAATAAATTTAGTTAATGACAGTAGTACTAGTGTAAGTTATTTTAATATAAATGATGCTTTTACAACTGAATTAAAAAATGGTAATTATATTTGTATTATATTTCCATATCATCAGTCATTACAAGTTTTGGGACTTAATACTGTTAAAATAACATGCGATCAAAATATTCCATATTATTTTAGATTATTTAGTAATATTGCTAATTCAAAAAAATATGATTTAATACAAACAATAAATACAATTGAAAATGATACAGTTATATTAGAAGTTAATACTAAAGCATATAATGACGATGGATATATATTAAATAATCGTATATTGATGATTCATATTAACAGTGGTTATAAACAATTACTTTTAAGAAAAATTGAATTTTTTTTCAATGACGTTGTATCAACAGCAAATCCAAATGGTGGTATTATGGATCAATATACTGTTACAAATGTGTTATATCCAAACGTCCAATTACCAGATATAACTACTTTTAGTTCATCTTATGATAACAGTATGGTTTCGGCATTACAAAATATTATTATAAGTCAAACACCGTCATTCATTTTTGATTTTGGAAATTTAGATGATAATACGTGTTATGAATTAAATACAGATGGTAATGTGACTAGAATTAAAGAATATTTTGATAGAAAAAATGATGATATAAAATTATCTGGTGATTTACCAAAAATAGAAATATTAAAAGGAACTGATGGTGTTCCATATTCAAAATATTTAACAGGTACTACAAATACTAATATTAAATTTCCATATGGAACATTACCAAGATCATATACTATATGTGCTCTTACTAAATATTTACCAGGTCCAAAACAAAGAATATTACAATCAGATAGTCGTAATTATTTAATAGGACATTGGGCTGGATCGCAAGGAATTATATATAATGATTTAAATGGAGGTTTTATATTATCTGGTAGTGATATAAATGTAGCTAATAAACCTGATAAATGGGTATTAACATGTATAAAATCTTCTGGTAATGGTATAAATAATGTTATAGTAAATGGTGTTAAAGTGCCTGGTGATGGTGGAAATTCTTCAAATATGAATATACCAATAAATGCACTCGGAATAAATAAAGGAGGATGGACTGCTGCTGCTGGTGAAGTTTCAAATTTTGCTATTAAATGCTTACTTGTTTGGGATAAACCATTAACAGATTCAAGTCTTCAAGCAATATCAGATGCGATGATGTATATGATGAGTACTGGTACATATAATATTAAATATAATCCAATGATAACTGGTATAAATATGGAAGAAGAATTTCCGAAAGATGGTAAAACACAAAAACGAGCTGCTAATAGTGCATTGGAAATTTTACAAAAGAATTGTGATGCAAGAAATGGATTATATTGGATTAATATTCCAAATGTAGGAGCAAAACAAGTATATTGTATTATGGATTCACAATGTCATGGTGGTGGTTGGATGTTGGCTATGCAAGGTGCAGAAAATGATACATTTAAATATGATTCAGCACACTGGACCACGTCGACAACATTAAATGATAATAATTCTTCATTTATTGATAAATCTGGAAATCCAGATTTAAATAAAATAATTGATGCTAAATATGATGTATATAATTATAAACCTATAACAGATTGTTTAGCATTATTTCCATCATCAAAACTCAATACAGGTCCATTTTTACCTTCCGTGCCTCAATATGGATGGACTTGGTTATATAATAATGCTATTCCAAATAGTTCATTATTAGATTTTTTCAAAACTAATAAAAAAAGTTATTCATTTTATTCAGGAGATACTAATATGCGAAGATTAGATGCATATCCACCAACTTCATATGATGGTACTCTTACTCAAATTGATACATATTTAAAAGAAAATAATGCATCTATATTTATATTTCCAAAACAATATGGATATTGTACTTGGGGTTTAAATTATACAAATGATAATAATTGGGCTTGGAATAGACCATATAATAGTATGAATGTTAGATGGGGTTCATCATTTAATAATGAATCAGATGATGGTTCTAATGATACAACATCTGGTATTGGTTTAGGTCCAATGAGTGCTGGAAGTTTTACACCTTGGGGTGGTGTTGATATAAATTCTAAAATTTTTAATAGAAGTAATGGCAGAGTTCCGCCAAATAGTTCAACAAGACAATATTTGCCATTCCAATGGTATGTGCGATAAATTATTTAAAGAAATAATTATATATTATTAATTATAAGGATGTTTGCTGAAATTAGAAAATTTGTTGAACTTACTGATAAATCAAATCTAGATTGTATTCAAAATTATGTTCCTCTTGTATATCCATCACAACTATCAGAACCTGTAAATTATTATAGAGAAGCATCAATTTGTCTAAATGATGTACCAGATGCTAATCTCACATATTAATTTTTTTTATTCATTATTATTAATATAATAATGAATGCAGTACCATTTGATCCAATATTAATTGGGTCTATAATATTTATGCAAATTGGTGCTAGATATTTAGATTTAGAGTTAACTCCTTTTCAAAAAAATTTATTAAAAAATAAAATTATACAATCAATAATTTTATTTGGGATTATATATATACCAGTAAGAGATTTGAAAAGGTCTCTTTTAATTTTAATATTAATTTATTTAATTATTTATGTTTTATTTAATGAAAATCATAATTATAATTTATTTTCAAAAAAATTTTTATTTAATAAAGGAATAATTAAACAATACGATGATATTAAAAAAAAGTATTATTTAAATTTATCAAAAATAATTAAATAAAAAAATGATTAATATATTTAAAATTAACTTATATAATAAATAGATATGTCAATATATAATGAATTATCATACAATGCGCAGAAAGTCATTATCGAAGAAGTTAAAGGCATTCAGTTCAGTGTATTAGGACCAGATGAAATCATTAAACGATCTGTTGTCAAGGTCACTAAAACTGATACTTATGCTGGTAGTGAACCTGTTGTAGGTGGTTTATTTGATCCTAGAATGGGTGTATTAGAACATAATAAGATTTGTACTACATGCGAACAAAAAAATGTATTCTGTCCCGGTCATTTCGGTCATATTGAATTAGCAAAACCTGTATTTCATGCCATGTTTTTTGATATTGTTAAAAAAATTTTGAAATGTGTATGTTTTAGATGTTCTAGAATGTTAATTTCACCAAATACAACAATTGAAGAACTTAAAAATGAGATGACTAAGATCTTAGCAATTAAAAATAATCAAAAAAGATGGGAAGCTTATTTTAAACTTTGCAATACTACTACTAAAATTAAGTTATGTGGCGATGATAAACATATTGGTTGTGGAAGTAAACAACCAGATCGTTATAATAAAGAAGCATCCATGAAAATTATTGCTGAATGGAAAGATAAATCAAAAGAAACATCAGTACAGCAAGAATTTACAGCTGAAGATGTACTACGTATCTTTAAAAGAATTAGTAATGAAGATATGGAAATTATGGGTTTTAATCCAAAATGGAACAGACCAGAATGGATGATTTGTACTATCCTTCCTGTACCACCTCCTGCTGTTCGTCCTAGTATTATTGAAGAAAACGGACAGCGTCGCGAGGATGATTTAACACACAAATTAAGTGATATTATCAAAACAAATAATAATATTATTGATAAAATTAACAAAGGTGCAAGTGAAGAAACTATTAAATTAATTACTATGGTTCTTCAATATCACGTATTTACATTTATTGATAATCAAATTCCAGGATTAGCACCATCTCAACAAAGAAATGGACGCCGTCTTCGTTCTGTATGTGATAGAATGAAGAAAAAAGAAGGACGTATTCGTGGAAATTTAAATGGTAAACGTGTAGATCAATCAGCGCGTTCGGTTATTACACCAGATCCTTATATTAGTATTGATGAACTTGGCGTTCCAATTAGAGTAGCATTAAATATTACATTTCAAGAAGTTGTTAATGAATATAATATTGAAGAAATGAGAAAATTAATTTTAAATGGCTCAAATAAATGGCCTGGTGCTAAATATGTTAAAAAAACAAATGAACTTGGACCTATTAATCTTAAATATGCTGATTTAAATAAAATAGCGAATGAACTTAAATATGGAGATGTAGTTCACAGACATCTTAGAGATGGTGATTATGTTCTATTTAATCGTCAGCCATCACTTCATAAAATGAGTATGATGTGTCATAAAGTTATTATTATGCCTTATCAAACTTTTAGATTGAATGTATTAGATACCCCACCATATAATGCAGATTTTGATGGAGATGAAATGAATTTGCATTGTCCTCAAAATATCCAAACAATGAGTGAATTAAAAGATTTAGCAGCTGTTCCTTATTTGATATTAGCACCAAGAGATGGAAAACCGAGTATTGAAGTAGTTCAAGATACTTTAGTTGGTTCATTCAGAGCAACAAAAGATTATATATTTGTTGGAGACAAACAAATGGCTAATTTACAAATGATTAATAGTTATTTTAAAGGTAAATTACAAAAACCAACTAATGATACTCATACTTTTACTGGTCGTGATTTATTTTCTGAAATTATGCCACCTTCTTTATTTATTGAAATGAATAATAAAGCAGGCGAAAAAGTTATTATTAATAATAGTAAATTAATTACTGGAACACTTGACAAATCTGTTTTTCATAATATTACAAATGGATTAATTCCTGTTATTTATCATGATTATGGTCCTGTCGAAATTAAAAAATTCTTAGATAATACTCAAAGATTAATTTGTAGATGGTTATTAACATCTGGATTTAGTATTGGAATTAGCGATTTAGTTACTGATACATCTACTGATTTAGAACTAAATGATAAGATTAAAGAAATGAAAGCTAGTGCTTATAAAAAACTCGAAGATATGCGTAAAGGAGATTTAGAAAATAATTCAATCTTTTCAAATGAAGAATTTCTTGAAAGAGAAATTATCGGAATTTTAAATCAAACTACAAATGAAGTTGCTAAAATTAGTTTAGCTAAGATTGATGAAAGAACTAATAGAATGTTTAATATGGTAAAATCTGGCTCAAAAGGCAAAGAAACCAATATCGCACAAATTATGGCTTGTGTAGGTCAACAAAATGTAGATGGAAAACGAATTGCATATGGATTTACAGATAGAACTTTACCACATTATACTAAATATGATGATGGTCCAGAAGCAAGAGGATTTGTTGAAAATAGTTTCATTGCTGGATTATCACCACAAGAAGTTTTCTTTCATGCAATGGGTGGTAGAGAAGGTTTAATTGATACTGCTGTTAAATCTGTAATAGGCGATACTGATATTGTTATTGAAGTAAACGGAAATTTACAATTTGTTAAAATTGGTAGTTGGATTGATAATATGATTGATTCGCCTATTAATAAAGATTTAGTAGAACAATTTGGACCAGAAGATATGAATATGGAAATGTTGGGTATTAATAAGGATGCTATTTATATTCCAACATGCGATGATAAAGGAAATATAATTTGGGGTAAAATTACTAATGTTAGTAGACATGATCCAGGAGATATTTTATATAAAGTTGACACTAAAAGCGGTAGATCAATTACTGTCACAAAATCAAAATCATTAATGATTTGGAATGAGGAAAATAATAGTTTAATTAAAAAAGAAACATCAGATATTAATATTGGTGATAAATTACCTGTAACTTTAAATTTACCAAAATTAATTAATTATGCAAATTACAATTATAGCTTTGATGATGATTTTAATAAAGGTTATACTGATGGTATTCACGCTGCTTTATATTCTAATAAAGTGTTAAAATATCATTATTTATGCACTGAAACATTTATAATCGGCTTTCTATCTGGTTATTATTATAAAAAAGGTGTATTTAAAAATAATGAAATTAGTACATCATCTAGTGATATTGAACTAATTAATGAACTTGTCCTATTATTAGGAAGAATTGGAATATTTGCAAACATATTTTATACAGCACATTATGAATTAAAAATTATAAATCAAGAAATTGTAAAATTTAAAAATCTAATTCAATTTAATAAATCATTTATTGAAAACGAAAATGAATATGAGTTAAAAATTAAAGAATTTAATGATGTTGTTCCTTCTGGTGAAAATGATTTCCAAACTTATAATGATATTGTATTAGATGAAATTATTAATATTATACAAATTCCATATGAAACTTTTAATCGTAGATATAAAAAAGTTTATGATGTTTCTGTTCCTGAAACAGGGCATTTCTCTACATTAAATGGTATTCATTGTGTTAATACTAGTGAAACAGGATATATTCAAAGAAGATTAGTTAAAGCAATGGAAGATGCCAAGATTTATTATGATAATACAGTAAGAAATGCGAATGGTTCAATTATCCAATTCATTTATGGAGAAGACGGTATGGATGGTTGTAAAATTGAAAAACAATATATTCCAACTATTGAAATGAAAATGATGGAAATGGAAAGTAAATATAATTTAACACCAATTGATAGATTAGATATTTATTTAACAGAAGATGCTAATAAAAAAATTACAAAAGAAACTTATGATAAATGTAGTCAACATTTTAAAGATTTAATTGATGATAAAAACTTTATAATTTCAAAAGTTAATAAAAATAAAAAGAATAGTGAAATTAATTATGCTATACCATTTAATAGAATTATTAAAACATGTATTAAACGTCGTGAAACAGCTGATGTTAATGCTATATTAACTGATTTAACTCCTGATTATATTCTTGAAAAAATCGAAGAAATGATTGATGAACTTTATATTAAAGATAAAGATCAGGGTATGATATATTTTCATATTTTACTAAGAGTATATTTATCTCCTAAAAAACTAATTATTGAATATAATTTCAGTAAAGCTATGTTTGACTGGGTTGTATCACAAATTTATGAATATTTTAAAGAAGCTATCGCACAACCAAGTGAAATGGTTGGAATTATTGCAGCACAAACAATTGGTGAGATGGGTACTCAAATGACACTTGATTCGTTTCATGTGTCAGGTACAGCAGCAGCTGTTAAAGCAACTAGTGGTGTACCGCGTTTGAAAGAGATTTTAAGTGCTACAAAGAAAACTAAAACACCAACATTAATTATATATATGAAACAAGATGTTGCATCTGTAAAAAATCCAAAAGTTGCAGAAAATGGGATAGATTATGATGATATTCGTATCGAACAAACTAAAAGTATTGCGATGAATATTAAAAATTCAATTGAAATCACAACATTAGCAAATATATTAGAATATAGTGAAATTTTCTGGGATAATGGAAATTCTGATACTACAATTGAAGATGATAAAGGTATTCTAGATATTTATAAGAAATTTTCATCATTAGATGCAAGTATTAATAAATGTCATAGTGATTCCCCTTGGGTATTAAGAATGAAATTTAATAAAGAAAAAATGAATGCTTGTGGATTACGTATGATTGATATTTATACTAAATTAAATAAGGCATATAATAAATACATTGATTGTATTTATAGTGATGATAATGCAGAAGAATGTATTTTCAGAATAAAATTAACAGAATATGCATTAAAAGATATTGAAACTAAAGATGAAGTTGCTGCATTAAAAGCAATGGAACATAATATTGTATATCAAGTATTATTGAAAGGAATTAAAGGAATTAATAAAGTTTCATTAAACAAAAAGAAATATGATTTATATAATCCAGAAGAAGAAACATTCGATAAAGTTGTAGAATGGGTATTAGATACTGATGGAACTAATTTAATTGACATTCTATCAAATCCAAATATTGATTCTACTAGAACTATTTCAAATGATATTCGTGAAATTTATGATGTACTTGGTATTGAAGCTGCTAGAAACGCATTATATAATGAGTTAGTTAATGTTACAGGTGAAGGTTCTATGAATTATCGTCATTTATCATTATTAATTGATACCATGACATTTAGAGGAAATTTAATGTCAATTGACAGACATGGTATTAATAGAAATGCTAGCAGTGCTCTAAGTAAATCATCTTTTGAAGAAAGTGTTGATATGTTGATTAATGCAAGTATCTTCTCTGAATATGATAATACCAGTGGAGTATCTCCACAAGTTATGTTAGGAAAAGTGCCAAATTGTGGTTCTGGAAACTTTGATATTGTATTAGACGAAGAACATTTAATGGAATTATTAAAAGATGTTAAAGAAACAAAAGAAAATAAATATAATTTAGATGATATTGATGAAGATGATGAGAATGAAGATATAGAATATTCAGAACAAAATATGGGTTTCAATATTAAATTATCTGAAACTAAGGATGAATGTTATAAAATCAATAAACCACAAATTAAAATTATCTAATACTACTTCTTAAAAAATATTTATTGACTTTATAATCTTTTTTTATTAAACAATTATCAATATCTAAATATTTTAGATGATTCATTTTTTTTGTATTATAATCATATTTGATATTTCAAACATGATTTTGTATTTCTTTATTTTTTCTATTTTCTTATTATATTTATCTAATAAATAATTATAATAATGAAAGTACATAAATTTTTTTAAATGAATAATTAAAAACTAAATATCCAATAATAGTATTAGATAGTTTATATATTTTAGATAACATAATAAAAAAATATATAAATAACAAAAAATGATTTTTGTTATTTATATATCATAATCATTTTAGAAAACTCTCATAAGATCTTCCCAATTAGCTGCTAATACTGAAATGTTTCTTCCATCAATTGATTCAACGTGTATCATCACGTCTTTTGAAGGCATTTCAATAACAACAAACTCGACCATTTCACAATCTTCGAACAACTCTACGACCTTCGATTTTGTAATTTTATACACCATTGATGTGTAATTAATTGATATAATTACGATATCATTTTTTTTATGATATGCTTAAAAACAAAAACAAAATTTTTTTTTAGGTATAATATTAATATTAATATTATTTTTAGTAGAATATACAATTGTATCAATAATATAGTTTATTGTTCCATTATTTACAACAGAACGTAATTCATTTGCAAGTAAACTATCATTATATTTAATAAAATCTTCAATTACAGATACTACTATTAATTGTTTTTCTGGACCTTTAATAGTTTCAACATCTTCAACTTTTTCCATAGTAAGTTTTATAAACTCAATATAACTAGTATTACTTATATCTTTATCATGAATGACCTTAGCTAAAATATCAAGATTCATTTTTTAATCTATATATTATTTTAAATCTTTATATGTTCGTTAATTAAATATTTAACAGCTAATGGCACATCAGCCATTTTAATATAAATAATGTTTTGATTTAAAGGCAATGTTTCATCGACAACTAAATTATATATTATTTTTCTAGCATCATCATATTTATTTAATATAATTAGAGGTCTATTTTCATAATTTGTGGGAGCTTTATAAAATGTAGAAGATAATTTTAAGTCTTCTATATCACCTCTTATAACTTCCTCATCTTTTTTATTAGATCCATATTTACTACGATGTATAGTTATAATATTTACATTTAATAATTGAGATATAGATAATATATAATAATCATTTGGATATAATTCATATGTTTTTAAAATATTATTTAATAACAATTTGCGTTCATCAACAGAAATAGTAGTATAATATTTTTCCCAGAAAATATTAAAATTAATATATTTTTTATCTAATACTTTATTTAAACATTCTAAAAACCAAGGATCTTCAAATAAATTTTTAATTTGAAATTTAATTTTAGCAATTACTTCTTCATTTTTAAAATTAACACTAAAAATTGATTTCATTTTATCTTTTGCAGATGATATAACATCGTTATAATCTGTTTTAATATTTAATAATTCTGCTAACCATAAATAAAAGTTTTCAATATAACTTCTATCATATTTATCAGTTTTAATATAAACCATATTAATCCATTTTGATTTTTTATGTTTTACCCATTTACTATTTAATTTTTCATATGTTCCTTTAAATAAGTCTGGTAATTCAATCTCTTTTTTATTTGTATTAGAATTAAAAATATAATCTCTCGTTTGAAATGTATTAAAAACACTATTTGGTGTAGATTCGTGATATACTATCAATTGTGGTGGTATTGATTTATATAATGATGTTTGTGAAAATATAAATTGAGATTTACTTTCTTTAATTAATGGATTTAAAAAATCATATTTATAATACATAACATAATCATTAAAATATTTTTTAATATGATTTTTAGAAATAAATGGTATTTCTTCTAAAATAACTCTTATTTTATTTTTTTCTGGTATTTTAATTAAATTTATATCTCCATTTTTTTTATCAGTAATAGATAATTCTTTAAATAATCTTAATATACGTTGTTTTTTTGATAATTGTAATAATTCTTCGAATTTTTCATCTGACAAATTTAATATTTTACTATAAGTTGCTAGTTGTAATTGATACCATTTCTTATTTACTTTATTATTATGAATATTATATCTATATAAATCATCAATTATTTGTGAATGTATTATATCATTTGTTATATTCATCTTTTTTACGGTAAGTGTATAATAATATTCTTTTGCTGTTTCATCTATTAATTCACCAAAATCATATTTAATATCTAAATAATTACATTTGTTTGTGAATAATTTATAATCTTTTATTTGCATATTGACTGCATAATCAGTATTTATTATATCATCATAAAATACTATATTTGATATTTCTAAATCAATTATAAGTCTAGGTAAAAAACTTATGCTAATCTTATCAGTTATTATCATTATATTTCCATTTGTTAAATAATGCGTAATTGATAAATCACTATTTATAATAATAGTATTTATAATGAATTTAGTTTTTATTGTCAATAAACTTGATTTAACCCAATTATTCAATGAATAAATATTATTGTAAATTTTATTATTTTTTTCATATTCGTGTTTAATTACACTACATTCTTTGAATAAATTTTTAATATGATCGTAATCATTTAAACGCACTTTTTGTTCTCCATCTTTTCCTTTAATTTTTAATTCAATTGGTTCATAATATGTTTTTTCTTTTATTATCATAAGTAATTGAGGATTTAGCTCCATTGATGATATTAGATCATCAAAACTAGTATAATAAGGACATAATATATTAGTTGAATTTGTTTGTTTCTCCCAAATAACAAGTAAAACATTGTGTAATATACTTATCAATGAATATAAATAATAAGGTGATTTATTTGTTGGATAATCATTTGAAGATAAATAATTTATAAATTTTTTATAACTTTTAAAAACACCTAATAATCGTGATAATTTATAATTATCTTTTTTAAAGTCAACTGATTTTAATTTAGAAATTAAATTAAAAGATTTTAAATGAGTTTCTAATTCAATTATTAATTTTTTATTATTTTCAGGTATTACTGGTATTCTATCTATAAATGCTTTGCATACATTACCATTTTCTAAACTCATAAATTTAATTAAATCTAATTCTTTTACTAAATTCTTTATAAATTCTACTTTATTATTAAATCCTAAACCAATAGCAATTGCATTTATTAAACTATCATTATATGTATTCTTTGTTTTTTTTGATGTTTTATGAGATATTCCTCTACGTACAAAACACTTATTTGATTTATTTAACATTTTAGAACATACAGAATAATTAGTTGTTGGTAATAATAATTCATGTAATGTTTGAGGAATTACACCAAAACGTCCCACTTTAACAGGTGATATATTTACTAAATAATTATCTCCTTTATCATCTACTATTTCGGGTAAATCTTCTTCATTAATGGGTTTTCCTTTTTCTTTAATAGATGGTTGTTTAGTTTCTTTCTTTGTTTTTTTATCTTCTTCATTTTTATAATATTTACATTTATTTAAATCAGTTTCTTTTGATTCTGTTTTAGCACAACATGGAGCACAAATGTTATTTTCATCAGGTTTAATTAATTTTACATATCTTTTTTTATTTCTATTATTATTATAAAATAATTCCATTGGTTCTTCATTTTCAATAGGACATGTTTGATCTGGTTTTGATGGATCTAATGGTATTTTAGATTGCGGACACCATAATCGAGGACATGTATATACATTCTTTATATTAGGTTTACTGCCATATATTATTTCATTATCAAAATGATAATTACCTTCTTTTTTTAATTTATCTCGGTATTCTTCTGTCATTACAACTGGTTGATTTACAGCTTGACATTTTTTACGTGCATAATTGTTTGAAAACAAATCTTTATCAGCTTTTTTCAATAAATTTATAAAATAACTATGTTTGTCAGTTCCTAATGCTCCACCACCACTCATATCGCTATTATCAGATGAAGAATAGCTTAATTTGCCAATATCATCATCTTCATCATTTTTGAATGAAGATGATTCTTCTTTTTTATAAACAACTTCTTCTACTATTTCTTTCTTTTTCTTTAATGTTTTTTGAATAGAAGAACAAATTATTTTTGATAACCAATATTGAATATTGTCGAGTTCTTTTTTATTTGGAATATTTATTATATTTATATAATATCCATTTTTATATAATTCAATAATTACTATCGTATTTGTTTTATTGACAATTTCTTGTTTCTTTATATTTTGTTGTTCCATTTCATAAATTAATTCTTGTTCTTCTTTTAATAAATTTTTAGCTTCTTCATCAGTCATATTATTTAAAATAACTAATTGTTTAATAATATCTTCATCTTCTATACCCAAATATAAACAATTTTTAACATAAGCATGTGCATCAAATCCTTGTTCGTTATAATTAGATGAACGTTTATAAATTAAGTTTATAGTATCTTTATTTGATTTTAATATATCAAATATATCTGTATATTCACTAATTTTCTTTTTAAGATTTTGTATTGGAACATTATCAATTTCAAAAACCAAATTAGCTTTAATACTTAAATCTTCAAAATTCAATTTCTTTTTTAAAAATGTACTACAATATAATTTTATTTCATTTATATTTGCATATATTTCATCCCATATAATATTTTTTCGTAAATTAATTGTATAACTTAATGTTATTTCCATATTATCTTTAATTGTTAATTTTGCATAAGTTCCACTTGTAAGTATAGAATAACAATTTATACAATTTATCATATTATTTTTTTTCATATCAGTCCAATTTATTAACATTTCTTTTGTAAGTTTATTATTTTTTAGTAATTTATACATTGTTTTATAATTATCATTTATCCATTGAATAAATTGAATTGTTGATGTTGTATTTAATCTTTCAAATAGTTCAACTAATAGATATTTACGTGTTAATTTTGATATTAATTCATATCTATGAATATTTAATGTTTTATCAATAATTGGTGAAATATCTACAGTCTCTAAATTTTTTAATATAGATTCTTTTTTCTTTAAAAGTGATAATGATAAGAATTTTTTATCAATAAAATAATAAGGATTATCTTTTAAATCATCAAAATCATCTTCGTATATTATATTAATTGTACTATATGTAAATAATTCATATTTATATTCATAAATAATTGGTTCTTTTAATTGTTTGCTTTTTCTTTTTTTTGATTCGAGTGGATTTGGTGAATAACCACTCCATTTTATATTTTTTATATCAAATAAAATTGATTTATTACCTTTCCAAACATAAAAACGTCCTTTATCACTATTTATTGTATATCCAATTTTAGCAATTACATTTTCTAAATTATCATCAATATAAACTTCTATTTCATGTTGTTTAAATTTTTCATAATTAATCCAATTATTAACTATAATTTTTTTATATAAATTCATATCTAATTATAAGTTTTAATATTTTTTTCATTTAATTAAATAGATAAAAAATGGATATAGAAAATAATAATAGAAAACACAAAATTTTAAGCATACATCGTCAACCAAATTATGTATATTCAAATAATTATGATTATTATAATAGACATAATAATTATTATAATGATTATTATAGACATTATTACTATTATTATAATAGTAGTAATACAGTAAGTTATGTATTATTCTATGGTTTTATAATTTTTATAATATTATCAATATTATTGATATTAATAGTTTTATTTTTTAATAAACCTTCTGAATGTTGTTCTACTCCAATTCAAAAACCATCTAAATCAATTTATTCAATATTACCTATAATAAATTCAAAGCCTAAATCAATTTATAATTCGTCCTTAGATGATACAACATCATCTTATACATCATCAAAGCCTAAATCAATTTATAATTCGTCCTTAGATGATACAACATCATCTTATACATCATCA